TTAGATCCGTGTCTTTAGTGTATAGAGCATTTCTAGCGCGCGACGCGGCGTCAAGTCATCCAGATCCAGTTTGGCCAGTTCATCGAGCACCGGATGCGGCAGGCTGGCGAACATGTCGCTCTGCTGTGGCGCGGCCGGTTTGCCTTTGGCTGCCTTGGGCACTTCATGGGGCAGCGCGGTGGCTTCCAGTCGACCCAGGTGCTCGCGAGCACGCACGATCACTTCGCTCGGTACGCCGGCCAGTTGCGCCACGGCCAGGCCGTAGCTCTGGCTGGCAGGCCCGGGCAGCACGTGGTGCAGGAACACGATGCGTTCGTTGTGTTCGGTGGCGTTGAGGTGCACGTTGGCCACCAGCGGTTGCGCTTCCGGCAACACCGTCAACTCGAAGTAGTGGGTGGCGAACAGCGTGTAGGCTCGCAGGTGCGCCAGGCGTTCGGCTGCGGCCCACGCCAGGGACAAGCCGTCGAAGGTGCTGGTGCCGCGACCGACTTCGTCCATCAGCACCAGGCTGCGCTCGGTGGCGTTGTGCAAAATGTTGGCGGTTTCGCTCATTTCGACCATGAAGGTCGAACGCCCACCGGCCAGGTCATCGCTGGAACCGATCCGGGTGAAGATCCGGTCCACCAGCGACAATTCGCAACTGGCCGCCGGTACGAAACTGCCGATGTGCGCCAGCAACACGATCAATGCGGTCTGACGCATGTAGGTGGATTTACCGCCCATGTTCGGACCGGTGATCACCAGCATGCGAGTACTGTCGTCGAGGCTCAGGTCATTGGCCACGAACGGCGTGGTCAGCACTTGCTCGACCACCGGGTGACGACCCTGGCTGATACGCATGCACGGCTCATCGACGAAGCGCGGGCAGTTCAGGTCGAGGTTCAGCGCGCGTTCGGCAAGGTTGCTCAGCACATCCAGTTCGGCCAGTGCCGCGGCGGTGTCCTGCAGCGGTGGCAACTGGGCGATCAGGTCTTCGAGCAGCGCTTCGTAAAGCATCTTTTCGCGAGCCAGGGCGCGGCTCTTGGCCGACAGTGCCTTGTCTTCGAATGCTTTGAGTTCCGGCGTGATAAAACGCTCGGCGCCTTTCAGGGTCTGGCGGCGGATGTAGTCGGCCGGCGCTGATTCGGCCTGCTTGCTCGGCAGCTCGATAAAGTAACCGTGAATGCGGTTGTACCCGACTTTCAGGTGCGACAGACCGGTGCGGGCCTTTTCGCGTGCTTCCAGATCGATCAGGAACTGCCCGGCGTTTTCGCTCAGCGATTGCAACTCGTCGAGTTCGCTGTCGTAACCGGTTTTCAACACGCCGCCATCGCGGATCACCGCAGGCGGGTTGTCGATGATGGCTTTTTCCAGCAGTGCCGCCAGTTCCGGGTAGGTGCTGGTGGTCTTGGCCAGTTGAATGATGTGCGGCGCTTCGAGCTCGGTCATCGCCACTTGCAGCTCAGGCAGAGCACCAAGCGCATCGCGCAGACGAGCGAGGTCGCGAGGACGGGCATTACGCAAACCGATTCGCGCGAGAATCCGCTCGATGTCACCGATTTCCTTGAGCTGCGGTTGCAGCTTTTCGAAGCGGTAGCCGTCGAGCAGGCACGTGATCGAGGTCTGACGCGCGAGCAAAACCTTCAGGTCGCGCAACGGCCGGTTCAGCCAGCGGGTCAGCAGACGACTGCCCATCGCGGTCTGGCAACGATCGACCACCGATTGCAGCGTGTTGTCGCGACCGCCGGCCAGGTTGGTGTCCAGTTCCAGGTTGCGACGGCTCGCGCCATCCAGCACCACGGTGTCGTCCAGACGCTCATGGCGCAGGCTGCGCAAATGGGGCAGGGCGGTGCGTTGGGTTTCCTTGGCGTAGCTGAGCAGGCAACCGGCGGCGCCGATGGCGAGGGTCAGGTTCTCGCATCCGAAACCTTTCAGGTCCTGGGTCGAGAATTGCTGGCAGAGACTTTTCAGCGCCGAGTCGCGCTCGAAATCCCACGGCGCACGACGACGAACCCCGCGGCGTTTCTCCGCCGGCAAATCTTTCGGCCAGTCATCCGGGATCATCAGCTCCACCGGATTGACCCGCTCCAGTTCCGCCAGCAGGTTTTCCCAGCCCTTGATCTCCAGCACGGTGAAGTTGCCGCTGGTGATGTCCAGCACCGCCAGCCCGAACAGACGCTCGTCACCCAGCACCGCCGCGATCAGGTTATCCCGACGCTCATCCAGCAGCGCTTCATCGCTGACCGTGCCCGGCGTGATGATCCGCACCACCTGACGATCCACCGGCCCCTTGCTGGTCGCCGGATCGCCGACCTGCTCACAGATCACCACGGACTCGCCGAGCTTGACCAGTTTCGCCAGGTAACCTTCCGCGGCGTGGTAAGGAATCCCGCACATCGGAATTGCCTGACCGGCCGACTGCCCACGGGCGGTCAGGGTGATGTCCAGCAACTTGGCGGCCTTCTTCGCGTCTTCATAGAAGATCTCGTAGAAGTCACCCATGCGATAGAACATCAGCTGGTCGGGGTGCTGGTTCTTCAGGCGCCAGTACTGCTGCATCATTGGCGTGTGAGAGGACAGATCGGTGAGTGCTTTATTCATCGGATATCAGGCAAATTCGTTGAAAGGTGTAGGGCAAAGGAGGGACATCGGCCCGGCTTTTCCGCGATGGGCGCAAGGTTAACATGGGCGGTCCACCCGACGCAGGCATGAAAGCCGCGGGATACATTTCTGCAGCTTATGCACGAATTATGCAAAACAGCATTTGTCATCGGAAAAAAGATCAAGCACTATGCGCGTTATGCAAAAACGCAATGTTTCTACCGTATTAAGAGCGCTGCTCGATCAGCACGGGATCTCCCCCACGGAGCTTCACCGTCGCACCGGCGTGCCTCAATCCACTCTCTCGCGAATCCTCAGCGGGAAGATCGTCGATCCTTCGGACAAACACATCTCGAAGATCGCCGAGTACTTTGCCGTGAGCACTGACCAGTTGCGAGGCCGTGCGGATGTCGCGCCCGCCGTCAATTCCGGTCGCGATGAATTGCATTCCGAACTCAAGGACATAAGCCTGTGGGATGACGATACGCCCGTCGATGACGACGAGGTGTCGGTCCCCTTTCTTCGCGAGGTTGAATTGGCTGCTGGATCAGGAAGATTCGTCATCGAAGAAAGCGAGCGCTCTAGCCTGCGCTTCGGCAAACGCAGCTTGCGCCACAACGGTGTGCAGTTCGACCAGGCCAAATGCGTGACAGTGCGTGGCAACAGCATGTTGCCGGTACTGCGCGACGGCGCCACGGTGGGCGTCAATGCCGGCAAATGCGGGATCGGCGATATCGTCGACGGCGACCTGTATGCGATCAACCACAATGGTCAACTGCGGGTTAAACAGCTTTATCGTTTGCCGACGGGGATTCGCCTGCGCAGCTTCAATCGCGATGAGCATCCGGACGAGGACTACACCTTCCAGGAAATCCAGGAAGAACAAATCGTCATCCTCGGTCACGTCTTCTGGTGGGGCATGTACGCCCGTTAACCTCACCGCTGTCAGATAAAACCCGCCACTGCGCGGGTTTTTTTTCGCCTGCTGAAAACCGCCAACGCCTTTGTCTGTGGGGCTTTCATGCGCTAGTGCATTCTCAGTGCATAAATAAATGCATTTATGCATTGACTGTATATGCATCCATGCATATTCTTTGTCTCAAGCCGCTCAACAAAGCAGCTCGAAACGAAGCTCTTTAGTTCCACCACAAAGGCAGCGATGAACCGGCCTCAACGGTTCAGAGGGTTGGCAACTGACCCGGGTGTGCAGCGTAAAGCACCAGAAGCAGTTATCCGGCGGGCAGGGACCGCGGTCGGAAAAACAATCTGAATGGACCCGTACCGCGCCAGTAGCGCCGAAAGGTCAACGCGAAGGATCGCATTACTGAAAAGCCCGGTTAGCGCCGGGCTTTTTGGAATGCCTACCTCGACCGAGGTCTGTCGACCTCGACGACAACAAGGATTCGACAGAAGCCAGGAGGCATCGCGATGTTGAAAGATTGCAGATGTGGGCAGTGCAAAAGACTTCTCGCCCGAGTGGGTGAGTACACCGAGCTCCAGATCAAATGTTCCCGCTGCGGAACATTGAATCACGTGAAGGCCGCGAGCCATGAGCGATCGCCGTTGAGCGACATGAACGCGCAATCCTGCGCACAAAACCATTCGACTCAATAGGTGACAAAAATGGCAGGACCACTAGGACCACCCCGTATCCAGTTCACAAACAATGGCAGCCCGGTGTTGCCGCCGCGCAACTCGATGAGCCCGGGGCAGTATCTCGAATCGCCGAGCAAGCGGTTCAAACTGCTGCTGCAACCGGACATGAACCTGGCGCTCTACGATAATGGCGCACTGGCCTGGGTAGCTGACGGTAACGCTTACACGAACACACTGAATCCTGTAGCAGCGGTGCCCAACTGTTTCTACGTGTATTACAGCGGTGTTCTTGTAGACCACACCCGTAACCGTTGCTGGACCACGGTCAATACAACGGCAATGGACAGTGTAGAGGCAGCCGCCAATCGCACTTATCTTCAGGTGCAGGACGATGGCAACATCGTGATCATCGACTCGCAGACGCTCTGGAATGGCACTCCGTCGATTCCTGTCGTGACGGGCAGTGCCGCAGTGATATTCCCTGGGCCATCGGAGTTGGTCAGAGGACAGCCTTACTTTGCCGGTGACGGCGCCATCATCTTCCAGGGCGATGGCAACGTTGTGAACTACGGCCCGAACTGGAGTGTTCGCTGGGCCAGTTACACGCAGAACAAAGGCGCGGTGAAGGCAGTGTTCCAGGCGGACGGCAACTTCGTTGTTTATGCAGCGAATGACGTTCCGCTGTGGAACTCGGGAACCGGTGGCCGTCCGGGAGCTTCTTTGCGCCTTCAACCCAATGGCAGCCTGGCGGTCGTCCAGGATGTGCCTGTCTGGGCGCGTTTCGGCTATACGCCAACCATTCGCGCCCGAAAAATCTATTATCCGGACACCACAAGTCCCGAGCATAACGGTACTGCACCGTATCCAACTTACGGTCATATCGGTTGGGAGTTTTAAGGGTAGAGCCAAGGACTCCCTGCCAGGTGGCAGGGCGTCTTTTTATTGCGCAGGACTTTTTCATTTTTGGGCCATTCACCCCCCAGGAGGCGTGACATGACAAACGAGCAACAAGCGTTGCTGGACATGCCGATCTGGCTGGTCATCGTGCTCGCCTTGATGGGCGGGGTGTCTGGCGAAATGTGGCGCGCCGATAAGGAGGGCGCCCGTGGCTGGTCATTGCTGCGGCGTCTGGCCTTGCGTTCCGGGGCCTGCATGATCTGTGGGGTCTCGGCCATCATGCTGCTGTACGCCGCCGGCATGTCGATCTGGGCGGCCGGCGCGTTCGGTTGCCTCACGGCGATGGCCGGCGCCGATGTCGCCATCGGCCTTTACGAACGCTGGGCGGCCAAGCGGATCGGCGTGTGCGAAGTGCCGCCGCGTGATTCTCGTCCGGATCAATAACACCAACACCTTTGCCGTTCTGGCAACGCCGGCACGCTGCATCCCTCGCGCAGCGGAACGCTTCAATATTTCAACTGGAAGCCCCTTATGTCCCCCGACATCGATAAGCCGTCGCGGCTGTTGTTTGCCATTGCCGAAGCGCTGCGTTCGGCTGGCCTGGGTTTGAAGGTCGGAGGTCGTCAGGACTTCGACGGCACGTTCGATCAGGCGTGGGTCCTGATCGCCATCGAACGCAATGCACCCGGCGAGCGCGCCCATGACGGGCGGATCGCCCATGTTTTGACGGTCTCGCTGCAAGTCATTGTGTCGCCAACGCTGAGTAACCCGGGATTGGCCGCTGGCGATCTGGCGAGCGTACTCAAGGGATTGGCCACGGATAACCGCTGGGGCCTGCCGGGGAACCAATGCGACCTGCCCATGAACATCGATGCCTTGCCGTCGACGCTCATCAGCGGTTCGCAGGAGTACCTCGCCTGGACCCTCTCCTTTACCCAGACGATTTACCTCGGCGCATTGCTGCTGGAGGACCCGCTGGGCATCCCGAAATTCGCCAAAACCTGGGAGGTCTCGAACATCGACGACCCGGACCAATACACCGCACTCGAGGGCTGAGCCATGTTCGATGCGCTTTTACGTCAGCAACTCGGCCCGATCATTGAGCGCCTGGCCGAGATGGAGGCTGAACTTGAAGACTTGCACCGGCGAACCGACAGCCTGTGTCGTATCGGCGTGTGCCAGGAAGTCGATGCGGCCACTAACACGTGCCGGGTCAGACACGGTGAATTGCTGTCCCCGGCGATCCGCTTTTTCAACCCCAGCGCCGGGGCGCAACGCGAGTCGCGGATCCCCTCGGTCGGCGAGCAATGCCTGTTGCTCAACCATGGCGGCGGCGAGGGCAGCGCTCAATCCGTGGCGTTGTTCGGGCTTAACGGCAATCAGTTTCCCCCCGCTTCGACACAGGCCTCGCTGACGCGTCGCCTCTATCTGGACGGCACTGAAAGCGGTTACGACGACGCCCGTCACGCCTTGCACTGGAAGAACGGCCCGGCTGCGTTCACTGGCTCTCGCGAAGCGCTCGAGTTGAATCTCGGCCCGGCGAGCCTTGCGATCACGCCTGAGGCCATCGAATTGCAACTGGGCGCGGTCGGCTTGCGACTCGACGCTTCCGGTGTGCACCTGAGCGGCCCGGTGGTGGACCACCAGGGACGCGTCATCAGTACCGCATAAAGAGTTTCCCATGATCGGAATCGATAGAAACACCGGGGCGGCGGTCGACGACTGGCCGCAGTTTGTGCAGCGCGCGACCCGGGCGCTGACCACGCCGTTGGGCACACGTCAGAAGCGTCCTTTGTATGGCTCGATGATCCCGGACCTGCTGGGTCGCAACCTCGGCGACGACCTGCTGATCCTTGCCCAGAGCCATGCGGCGCAGGCGTTTTACAACGAGCAGAACGGCATCAGTGATTTCCAGCCGCAGGCCATTGTCGCCGGCCGGCGAGGCGCCGGGCTGGTGTTGCGATTCGCCGGCACCTGGAAAAACCGCAGCCAGACCTTCGAGGTGGTGACATGAGCATGTTGATCCCTGGCCAGAACCAGTTGGCCGAACCGTCGATCGTCACCGTCGAAGCGTTCGAGGATTTGCTCGCCGAGTTCAAGACATTTGTCGTCGAGTACGTCGGCGCCCGGTCTCCCGAGACGGCGGTGAAGCTCAAGGCCAGTCTTGAAAACGAAAGCGAGTTGCTGACCCTGGCCCTTGAGGCGTTTTGTGTGCGCCTGCAAATCCACGAACGAAAATACAACGCCCGCATCATGCAGATGCTGGCCTGGTGGGCGACCGGCAGCAATCTGGATGCTCGCCTCGCCGACATGGGGCTTGAGCGTCAACTGCTCGACCCGGGCGATCCGGCGGCATTCCCGCCGATTGCCCCCGTGTACGAGAGCGACGATGACGCCCGGTTGCGTTACTACCTGGCGCCGCATGCACCGGCCGCCGGTTCGCGCATGCAGTATCGCCGCGAGGTGTTCACCCTGGGCGAGCGTCCTGTGGTGAAGGTGGAAACGGCGGCGCCGGGGGAGGTGACGGTCACGTACACCTTCGATCCGGACGGCCATGCCGCACAGGTCAAGGACGGCAACGGGCGTCGCACGGCGCCCGGTGAGGTGATGGTCACGGTGCTTGCAAGGGAAGGCGATGGCACCGCGTCCGAAGAGCTGCTCGACGGTGTGCGCCAGCACTTCGCCCGGCCTGACGTCCGACCGGAAACGGATCGGGTCACGGTGCAGGGCGCTCACATCAAGAACTACAAAATCCGCGTCGTCGCGAGGATCAACGCCGGCCCGGATTCGGGGCTGACCAAAGTGGCCGCGCAACAGCAACTGCAAGCGTATGCCCAGAGTTGTCATCGCCTGGAAGGGCGGGTCGACCCGAGCTGGATCGACTACACGCTGCACAGCGCCGGCGCGGTTCAACTCGAGATTCTCGAACCGGTCGCGCCGATTGTGACGACCGCCTTCGAAGCGCCGTACTGCATGGGTGTCGAGGTCGAGGTGCTCACGCTATGAGTGACCAGACACCTCGTTCGAGCCTGTTGCCGTCCAACAGCTCGCCGCTGGAAAAAGCGCTGGATCTCGGTTTCGGCGCATTGCTTGATCGCATCACGCCGCCATTTCCCGAGCTGATGAACCCGAAGGCGACGCCGTTGGCGTTTCTGCCGTATCTCGCCGCGGATCGCGGTGTCAGCGAATGGAGCTCCGAGGCGGTCGAGGCGGAAAAGCGCCTGACGGTTGAATTCGCCTGGCCCACGGCGCGGCAGGCCGGGACGCGACAGGCGCTGGAAAACGCCGCGAAAGGATTGCGGTTGATGCCCGAAATCCGGGCTTGGTACGAGCAGACACCACCGGGTCAGCCTTACAGCTTTTCCGTCAGGGCGTTTACCGAGCAGCCCTACAGCGAAGAAATCGACGCACGTCTCGACCGGCGCCTGGCGGACGCCAAAAGCGAACGCGACATTCTGTCGGTGTCCGTGGGTTTGAGCGCATTTGGCAGTCATGTCATCGGCGCGGCGACGGTATGCGGCGAACTCACCACGGTGTATCCGATTGTCATCGAAGGGCTCGAAGCCTCGGGTCAGGCCTTTATGGCTGCCGGGCTCTACGCCGTCGAAACATCCACTATTTATCCTCAGGGGGCCTGAATGGCTGACTATTACACCCTGCTCACGAATGCAGGGATTGCCTACGAAACCGCCTGCAAGGCGGCGGGCGTGCCGATCAAGTTGTCGCAGATTTCGGTCGGTGACGGCGGCGGCGCGGTTTACAACCCGGCGGCGACCGCCACCGCGCTCAAACGGGAAGTGTGGCGCGGGCCACTGAATGCGCTGTTCCAGGATGAGAAAAATCCGAGCTGGTTATTGGCCGAAGTGACCATCCCGCCGGAAGAGGGCGGTTGGTATGTGCGTGAAGCGGGGCTCTGGACTGACACCGGGATTTTGTACGCCATCGTCAAATACCCGGAGTCGTTCAAGCCTGTGCTGGCAACGTCGGGTTCGGGGAAAGAGTTTTACATTCGCTCGATTTTCGAGACGAGCAATGCCTCTCTGGTGACGTTGTTGATTGACGACACTGTGGTCAAAGCGACCCGGGCATGGGTGATGGGGTATCTCGCCGATGAGTTGGCCAAGCTTGATGGCAAGCCGTCGGTTCGCGTGGTTGCCACTGGGAACATCGTATTAAACGGTGCGCAGCAGATTGATGGCGTCGCGGTGGTGTCTGGTCAGCGGGTGCTGGTGGCGGGCCAGGCGACGGCGAAAGATAACGGCATTTACGTTGCCGCCAATGGTGACTGGGTGCGCTCGGTCGATTCGAACACCAGCGCCAAAGTGACGCCGGGGCTGACCGTGATGGTCGAGGAGGGCACGGCGAACGGTGATTCGCTTTGGCACCTGGTCACGAATGGTCCGATCACGCTGGGCACTACTGCGCTGAGCTTTGAAATGCTGGCGGGTAGAACGGGGATTCAGGCGGGGGCTTACAAGAGTCTGACGGTTGATAAATACGGTCGCGCCATTGCGGGTGACAACCCTACCACCGTGGCGGGTTACGGATTGACCGATGTTTACACCAAAGCACAGGTCGAGGCATTTGCATTGAGTGTCGCGGGGGACCGGGTTGGCGAGGTCACGCACTTCGCAATGGTCACGCCGCCTGCCGGCTTTTTGAAGCGCAATGGGGCTGCGGTATCACGCACGACCTACGCCGCACTGTTCGCCAGAATCGGCACTTATTACGGCGTGGGGGATGGTGCGACCACGTTCAATTTGCCGGATTCCCGGGCTCATTTCGATCGAGCATTCGATGACGGGCGAAACGTCGACCCGGGTCGTGTTTTCGGTAGCGTCCAGGCGAGTCAGAACGCCGCTCACGTGCATACCGCCAGTGCGGCGGTCGCCGGCGCCCATACACACGGTATCTGGATCAACCTGGATCGGGGGCCAGGTACCGAAGGCAATGCGGTGTGGGGTGACGAGCCTTGGTACGGGTCTGCAGGAACCACCACCAGCTCAAACGGAGATCACACTCACGCGATCACCATTGCCAGTTCCGGTGGCACTGAAGCCCGGCCACTCAACACGGCGTTTCTTGCCTGTATCAAATATTGATCAGATCCCTATTGGAGTTTTTGAGAATGTCAGACGAACGCATTACCTCGAAAGGCGAGGTGTCCTGGTGGCTCGCTGATGAGGTCACGCCACCGACCATCTGCAATGTGCACCCCATTACTGGAGAGTTCATCGGCATTGGGATCGCGGACCCCAGCCCATTGGAACCTTTTACCTGGTTGATCCCTGCGCATGCTTATGAGTGCGAGCCGCCTGCGCTGGAGGCTGGTTATGCGGCAGTCAAGCTATCGGGCGAAGGCTGGAAGCAGGTCGCGGACCACCGCGGTTTGCCGGTCTACAGCACCGAGACCGGAGAGTCTCAAGTCTGGGAGCTGCTGGGCGACTTGCCTGAAGGTTTTACGCTTGAAGCCCCGGTGACCCGTTTCGATAAATGGCAGGACGATCACTGGTCCGTCGATGAAGTCGCGACGGCACGCGCACTGAAGAATAAGGCCGCCAAGAAGAAAACGTTGTTGACGCAATTCAGCGCAAACATGATTTCCACTTTGCAGAACGCGTTGGATCTGGAGATTGCCAATGAGCGCGAGGTTGCGGATCTCAAGTTCTGGAAAATCTACGGCGTCGAGCTGAATCGTGTCGATGTCGTTGGTCAGGCTCCGCAGGACAGCGAGTGGCCGACCAGTCCTAATGATGCCTTGGCGGCTGCCTGGCTTGTGTCTCAGGGCTTTGATGATCCACCTTTGGAAACCTTCATCACTCCCCAATAAACGCCCCGCACCGTCGGGGCGTTTTCTTTCCCGCAATACAACACACACAACACCCGACAGCCCCTTCTCAAAGGGGCTTTTTCGTTCAAGGAGAAACAGAAATGGCAGAACGCCAAACGTACACCGTGCTCCTCCCATTCCCCACCGGCGGAGGTCACTGGTCGAGCATCGGCCAGGAAATGCATCTGCTCGATGTGGAGGCCAGTGCGTTGCGCAGCGCTGGTCGTCTGGAGCTGAAAAAAACCGAGGCTGCCGAGACTGCCTCTACATCCACCGCGGCAAAAAAAGCCGCCGCCAAGAAGGCTGAATAACCATGGCTGAGGTTTTGAACTTCGAGCACAACGGCATTACCGTCAATGCCACCGAATCCCCCGAGGCCATGGGTGGCCAGGGTGACAACGTCATCGGTCTGATCGGCACCGCGCCGAAGGCTGATCCGTTGATTCCACGCAACGCGCCGTTTCGCATCAACAGCTTCACCACCCAGGCGCTGCTCGATCCGACCGGCACCGAGGCGGGTACGCTGTACCACGCGGTCTTCCAGATCCTGAAAGTGGTCAAGGTGCCGGTCTACGTGGTCATCGTCGAAGAGGGCGCGACCCCGGCCGACACCCTGAACAATGTGATCGGCGGCATCGATCCGCTGACCGGCCGCAAGCTCGGCCTCGCGGCATTGGGCAGCGTGCCTGAAGACCTGACCATCATCGGCGCGCCGGGCTTCACCAGCACCAAAGCCGTGGCCGGTGAGTTCGCGTCTTTCGGCAAGCGCATCAAGGCTCGTGTGGTGCTCGACGGCAAGGATGCCGCGGTCGCCGATCAGGTGACGTACAGCCAGGAACTGGGTGGCGCGGAACTGGGTTTCGACCGCTGCCTGCTGGTGCACAACATGCCGTCGGTGTACTCCAAGGCGGCGAAGAAAAACGTGTTCCTGTCACCGTCGAGCCTGGCCATCGCGGCCTTGGCCAAGGTCAAGCAATGGGAGAGCCCGGGCAATCAGGTGACCTTTGCCGAGGACGTTTCGCGGGTCGTGGAATACAACATCCTCGACACCTCCACCGAGGGCGATCTGCTCAACCGCTACGGCATCAGCTACTACGCCCGCACCATCCTCGGCGGCTTCTCGCTGCTGGGTAACCGCTCCATCACCGGCAAGTTCATCAGCTACGTCGGCCTCGAAGATGCGATCAGCCGCAAGCTGGTCAAGGCCGGCCAGAAAGCCATGGCCAAGAACCTGACCAAGTCGTTCATGGACCAGGAGGTCAAGCGCATCAACGACTGGCTGCAAACCCTGGTCGCCGACGAAACCATTCCCGGCGGCAGCGTGTACCTGCACCCGGAATTGAACAGCGTCGAGAAGTACAAGAACGGCACCTGGTACGTGGTCATCGACTACGGCCGCTACGCGCCGAACGAACACATGGTTTATCAACTCAATGCCCGCGATGAAATCATCGAGCAGTTCCTGGAGGACGTTCTCTAATGTTTACCAACCGCGTAAGACAGGCCATCGCGGCCACCCTGCAAGGCCTGCCGTTGTCGGCGACGGTGGAAGAGTTCACCCCGCCGAAGATCGAGTTCGAGATGGAGAACATGGTCGGCGGGCGCTTCATCGGCGAGGAAATGGCCAAGAGCGGCAAAGCCCTCACCGCCACGCTCAAGCTGCAAGGCGTGGGCGCAGAAGTCATGCTCGCCCTGGGCGTGAAACTGGGCGACGACATTTTGCTGAACGTCCGTGAGGCCGGTCAGGATCAGGATGGCAACACCTGGTTCACCTACCACACCGTCGGCGGCAAGCTGAAGTCCCTGGCTGAGACGGCGCTCAAAATGAATGACAAACCGACCACCACGCTTGAGCTGTCCTGCCGCACCTACAACCGCCTGGAAAACGGCATCCCGGTGATCGACATCGACGTGCGCACGCAGAAGTTCGTGCTCAACGGCATCGACATTCTCGGCGACGCCCGTCGCGCGGTGTTGATCCCTTAATTCGCTCGGCGAGCACCGAACTCATGTGGGAGCGGGCTTGCTCGCGAACGCGGATTGATAGTCAAAGTAAAGGTCGACTGACACTCCGCCTTCGCGAGCAAGCCCGCTCCCACAAGGTGCAATGCGTAACGCCTTCTCATGATTCACCAAGGAATTCATTTCATGTCCTGGACACCTCCTGTTCACGCCTTGTTGTCGCCGATCACCGCCGACGATCAGTCGTCGATCGAGCAGATTCAGCTCAAACCGCTGTACTACGCCGCACAGAAAGAAGCCCTGGCCCGTGCCGGCGATGATGAGGACGATCAGTTCTTCGAACTGGCGCTGCTGGCCACCGGACTGTCGGTCAAGGAACTCGATCAACTCAAACGCCCGGACTACGTGAGCATCGCGCAGTACGTGCATGACATGTCGACCTTGCCGACGTCGCATTTCCTTGAACAAGCGGACGAGGGTGAACAACCGTCGGCCGATCCCGACGAAGTGAGCTTGCTGCAACCGCTCGCCGTGGCGGGTCGAACCCTGACCACGCTGACCCTGGAAATGCCGGTGCTGCGTGCGACCAAGGCGATGAAAAAACTCAAGACCGCCAAGGAGCGCGCCGAATTCATCACGGCCCATTGCACCGGCCTGATGCTGCCCGATCTGGCCAGTTTGACCGTGCCTGACTGGACACAGCTTCAGGTACGCATCGACGATTTTTTAAACAAACCGGCGGCCTTCTTTCGGAGCGCGACATCGAAGTAATCCTCGATGTGGTGCCGCTCATTTACCCGATAAGTGAAGCGGACATTCTGGAATGGGACGTCGGCAAGGCCTTGCGCCGCTACGACATTGCGATCACTCGCCTTGGCGTGAAACAGGAGTAGAGCGGGATGGCAGACAGTCAATATCAGCTGTCCGGAGCAGCGATGAACAGCGTCGTGCTGCCGCAATCCGGCAGCACGAATGAAGTGGTCGGGCTGGGTGGTCTCAAGGATCATTTCACCCAACTGAGTCTGGACTTGGCCACGGCCAGTCTCGACATCCGTTTGTTGGTAGCGGAGCAGGTAAAGCTCCGTGAAACACTGGCATTGTTGAACACGTCGCAGCAGTCGCTGCTCAAGGCAAGCGCACCGCTGCCCGTGTCGGGCGGTGAGACAAAGTCAGCGCTCAAGGCTGAGATTGAGCAGCGCTCGCCTCCCGACGACTTGAAGTCGGCGATGGCGTTGCAGACGGCCATGGTCGATCTCAATCTGAAAGTGAAGCTGGACCCGGATGACCTTCAAGCGCTGTCCGTAGACAATCAGAAGCTGGCCAGCGACAAACAAATCGCCCCCAGCGGCGCTACGCCAGTGCAGCTGGCGCAGGCTGAATTGGCGGCGGTCAACGCGGGGCTGGTCAAGGTCGTCAAACCGGAGGACCTGAAGCAAACGCTGGCCGATTTCGCCCGCGACAGTGGCGTCATGGCGTCGGCGTACAAGATTGACATCAAAGAGGCCGGCGCGATCATGACCGGCTGGCGCACCACGTTGGGCCTTGATCGCGAAAAAAGTCTCGACTTGGGCAACGCCGCCACCCGCCTTGGCGCCAGTATCAATTTGAATGCCTCCGCGACAGACATCGGCTCGGTCGTCCAGCGCGGCGGCAAGGAGGGTTTTGCGGCGGGCATGACGCCAGAGCAGGTGGCGGCAATTGCGGCGGCCCTGCTGAATGCATCTGTGGGCAAGGACGAGGCCGGCGCCTCGTTGAAAACGCTCGGCACTGCTTTCGGCAAGGGCAGCAACGCTACGGCAGAGCAGCGAACAGCCTGGGCGCAACTTGATATCGAGCCGGGCGCACTGGTCAGCAGAATGCGCACGGATGCGTCGGGGGCGATCAAGGATGTGCTGGCGGCGCTGAAGAACAAGCCTGCCGAACAACAGACCTCATTGATCAAGACGCTGTTTGAGGGTGATGAAGGCATCCGCAAGTTGGTGATGGCGCCTCAGGATCTGAACACGGCGTTCACGGTGGCCTCTGGCGAGGGCTCGATGGCGCAGACCGCCGAAGTCCGAGGCAACACCTCGCAAGCACGCTGGAATGCGCTGGATGCGAGTTTGACCCGTCTCGATACGGCGATTGCCAACGCGGTGTCTCCGTTTACCGACCTTGCAATGCTGAGTGCCGGTAAAGTGATCAGCGGCTTTGGTGCGGTAGTTGAAACGTTACCGAAAGTCGCTGCTGCATTGACGTTGCTCGGCGCCGCGCTCACGACTCCGTTACGCGGGGCTATCTTGAGCAAACTGGTATCCGTTGCGTCTTCTACCGCCACGGAGCTTCTGAAACCGGACGCTGCCATCCAGCCACAACTGGGTTCAGATAACGCCAGAACCTCTCGTCCTACGATGCGCAATCGACTGGTCACCTCTGCGGCCAGAGCCAAGTCTTTCACTGGCAGGCTGGGTGTTCCTCTGGCGATCGCCACGGTGGCTTACGACGGGATCAAAGCGTTGATGGCGGGCGATTATAAAGCGGCTGCCGGTGCTGCCGGATCGGGCGCTGGCGCACTGGCCGGTGGTTATGCCGGTGCTGCAACAGGCGCCATGATCGGCAGTTTCATCCCTGTTCCCGTTCTGGGTACTGCTGTGGGTGGCCTCATCGGCGGCCTCGTAGGCAGCTACTTCGGCAGCAGCCTGGGAGAAGAGGCAGGCGAAACCCTTTACACCGCAGCCGATCGACTTCAGTCACCCGACCAGGTCAGCAAAGACCTGACCAGCGCTACGGCAGACAACCGACAGGTCAACTATTCGCCGCTGATCCAGATCAGCGGCGCCGATCCGACGGACACCGAGCGTCTGATTGAAAAGATCATGGCGAATCTGCGCCTGCATTTTAACGGCGAGTTCATGCCGTTGATGATGACCAATCCGCTCGCCGTGCGAAGTGACGCGGCCCTGACCGATGGAGGTACGTAATGCGTCAGCAAATGGCGTTGGGCAATTTCATTTTTGGCCTGTCCAGAAACTTCGCCTACAGCTCGTTGGCGCGTACCTCGGACGGCGGCTGGAAGAACATCGACATCCTTACCAGCAAACCCAAATCCAGCCAGACCGGCCAAGGCCTGCAGGGGCTGACGATCACGGGGAAATCGATGTACGCGACGGCCATGGATCGGCTCGATGAGCTGCGTGCATTGCAGGCGCAGCGCATCCCTGTGCCGCTGGTGGATGGCATCGGTCGCAACTGGGGGCTTTGGCAGATCAACAAGATCTCGGAAAACCAAGAAGGCGTCATTGATGACGGCACCGCGATGGTGGTCGGCTGGGTGATCGAATTGATGGAGTTCGCCAATGCGTAGAGTTCGAAGTATTGCCGGTGATTCGGTGAGTCTGTTGTTGTACCGCGAGATCGAGCGTTGCGACGATGTCGCCGAGGAAGCACTGTGGCGTCTCAACCCGCTGCTGGCTGAACAGGGGCCCGTGTTGCCGGCGGGGGTGTGGGTTGCCTTGCCGGAACTGGACTCGAAACCCATCGCACCCACACCGGTCTCGGCCTGGGAATAAGGAGGCACCATGTCACTGGGTTTCACTCCCTCGGTGGAAATTTACGGCGCGAACGCGGTACTGCTCAACGAGCGATTGATTTCGTGGCAACACATCGACGCAGCCGGGATCGAGTCCGATCAATTGACGCTCACGATCGATTTGGAGGGGCTCGACGGGCTGCCGAGCCTCGGCGGAAAAGTCGGTCTCAGGGTCGGATACCTGGAGTCGGGTCTGATCGACAAAGGCCAATTCGTTATCACGCGGCGCACGCCGACGTTGTTTCCCCTGCGTCTGACGCTGGTGGCCACGGCGGCGCCATTCAGTGCGGCGGATCAAACAGGGTTCAAACAGCGTCGCTCCGTCAGCCACGGTCCGACGACCCTGGGCGCACTGTTTCGCCAGCTAACGTCCAGGCATGGTTTTTCCCCTCGTGTTGCCCCCGATCTGGCACTTATCAAGATTGAACACGTAGATCAATCGAACGAAACCGACATGGGTTTTCTGACGCGACTTGCCTACCTTCATGACGCCGTCGCCAAACCGATCAACGAACTGTATGTGCTGGCGCGGCGCGGTCAGGCGAAATCATTGTCGGGCAAGGTGCTGCCAGACATTCAGTTGTCGGTGACGACCAACAATCGACCCGGCGATCATGCCTTCATTTCTGCCACGCTGGATGAAACCAGCCGAGCCAAATATCAAGGGTGCAGGACCAGTTGGTGGGATGCGGCGGCTGGCAAAGTGCGTGTCGAGGAGAGCGGCATCGCACCGTTCAAGACAATCCGCCAGCGCTATCACAGCGCAGACGAAGCGCGGGCCGCCGGTGAAGGCGAAGTGCGTCGGATGATGCGTGAAGCGCTGAAAGTGAAGATCGAGTGCCCCGGTCATCCGGGGTTGGCTGCCGAAGGCCTGGTGTTGCTGGATACGACCTGGCCGGACTTTATGCGCGGTTGCTGGTCGATTGACAAGGTCACGACCAGTGGCAGTCGCCAGAACAGCTATCGCTGCTCGATCGAGGCGACTTGCCTGGACGCCCGGTCATAGCCTGCGGCCCGAATTCAATCTGAAACCCCGGGGCCCCGACGGTTGCCTCGCTCAAGGGATGCGATGACGATTACACAATCACAACTGCAAAAAATCATGCCCAACGCCCGCAGCCAAGCGGGCGTTTTCATTTCTGCTCTCAACGCCGCCATGGCTCGCTACAGAATCGGCACCCCAAAACGCATTGCTGCTTTTCTGGCGCAAGTGGGGCACGAATCGGGCCAGTTGCGGTACGTACGCGAACTCGGCAGTAACCAGTATTTGAGCAAATACGACACGGGCCTGTTGGCCACTCGTTTGGGTAATACCTTGGCACTCGACGGCGACGGTCAAAAGTACCGCGGTCGTGGTCTGATTCAGATTACCGGCCGCCACAATTACCAACAGTGCAGCCTCGGATTGTTCGGCGACGAGCGTCTGCTCCAGTTGCCGGAACTGCTGGAACAGCCGCAATGGGCCGCCGAATCCGCCGCCTGGTTCTGGGCGCAAAACGGCCTCAACGAGCTGGCTGATCGTGACCAGTTCAACAGCATCACCCGCCGGATCAACGGTGGCCTCAATGGACTGCAGAACCGTCTGCAGCTGTGGGCGCGGGCGAGGGCGGTGTTATGCCAGCCTTCGGTTTGATCCCGGTGTCTTGGCGGGTGATTGGCGTTGTTGTGTTACTGGCTGTGTTGGCCGGTGGCTCGGCGGCGTTGGCCTGGCGATTTCAGGAGGGGCGTTACGGGCGGCAACTGGCGGAACAGGCCAGGGCGCACGCCGAGACGCTCAACCAACTGACTCTGGCGGCCGCCGCCCGACAACAGGCCGAGCAGGACAAGCGGCTGACGCTGGAGCAACAACTGTCGGTCAGCGAACAAACCCATTATCGAGCGCTTAGCGATGCCCAACGTGATCAAGGTCGCTTGCGCGATCGTCTTGCCACTGCTGATGTGCGGCTGTCAGTCCTCCTCAATGCCAGCGACACTTCCATCGGCTGCACAGTGCCAACCGCCCCCGGTGCCAGCGGCGTGGATCATGGCACCCTACGAGCCCGACTTGACCCGACGCATGCTCAACGAATTATCGCCATCACCGACGCCGGCGACCGTGCGCTGATTGCCTTGCAGGCTTGTCAGGCCTACATCCGGGCGCTCGGCCGCTAA